CAGAACCAAGGTGTTCTGATTCCTGAGAGCTTACGCAAAAGGATTCCACCCGCTGAGTGGCTGGATAACCCTGATGCGTGGGACAAGCGACAGTTCATTATGGAAACCGCAGACTTCCTGTATGCCACCTATGGAATTGGCAACGATCAGGACAAGCACACCATTACCATGCTGGCAGATCAAATGGATTTATATATCCAATGCAACCGCAGAATTACCCAAGATGGGATTATTGCTGAATACAACGATGGCAAAACTATGGGTCCAGCCCCAGCCGTAGCTATACGGGAAAAGACCCTAGCAAAGATTGTTCTGCTAATGAACGAGTTAGGGCTTACTCCTAGAAGCCGCTTATCTTCTGGCAAAGCCCAAGAGAATACATCTGTAGCCAAATTTCTAAGAGGACCTAAAGGCTAATGGATTGGCAAGATGGCGTTCTATACGCAGTTAGCGTAGCAAAAGGCGAGATTAATGTATGCCGCAATGTAAAGTTGGCTTGCCAGCGTTTCCTTAACTTTCTTGAAAACAAAGAGTGGGAATGGGAATTTGACCCAGACTACCCTACTCATGTATTAGATTTTGCTTCTTCTTTAAAACACACTAAAGGACCAGATGCGGGTAAACCCGTAGTCCTAGAGCCTTTCCAAATCCTTTTTATATGCGCTATCTATGGCTTTCGTTCCAAGAAGAATCACGAAGATCGAATGGTACGAGATGTCGTACTGTTCATTCCTCGTAAAGCTGGTAAATCTACCCTTACATCCATCATTGCTTTATATGAGCTACTATGTGGAGAAGCTGGCTCAGAAGTCTTTACCCTGGCTACTAACAGGGAACAGGCATCTATTGTTTTCGATGCCGCAAAAGGGTTTATTGAAAACATGGATTCTGAGTTGGCTAACCAATTCAATATCAGCAAGTATGAGATCAAGAAAGCTGGCGATTCTCAAAGTATGTTTAAGGCTTTAAGCCGAGATACAAAGAAAACGGGAGATGGTAAAAACCCATCTTGCGTGATTGTGGATGAAGCGGCGGCTATCTCTGATCGTAACTCCATAGAGGTATTGCACTCAGGCATGGTGGCTCGTAAGAACCCGTTGCGTATCTACATTACTACAGCCAGCTTCTCTAAAGACACCAAGTTCTATGAAGATATGGCAATGCTTGAATCCATCCTTAATGGGGATGTAGGGGAAAACCCTAGGTGGTTCGGTTTGCTCTATGGAATGGATTTGCAAGACGATTGGAAAGACCCTATCAACTGGGCAAAGGCTAATCCTATGCACGGCATTAGCGTATTTGAGGATGCCATCAAAGACAGGGCAGAAGAAGCCAAACATAAGCCAGCTACCCTTAATGAATTTTTGTGTAAAACATTAAACATTTTTGTTAGCGCAAATACCGCTTGGATTGACAGGGCGTACTGGGATGACCCCGTATGCCTAGTAACAGAAGAACGAGAGCCAGAAGCCGTGTTTATTGGCTTTGACTTGGCGGCAACAAGGGACTTGAACGCAGTATGTACGCTAAAGCGGTATTCAGATCACGATTATGAAGCTGAGTTCCAATTCTTCCTTCCAGAAGAAGGTTTTGATCTAATTCCCAAGCATTACCAGGATGTATTCAGATGCGCCATTGATTCTGGCGTTCTCAAATTGACCGAGGGTAATGTCATGGATGATCGGGAAGTGGGTGAATTTATCAAAATTCAAGCCGAAAAATACAATGTAAAAGAGGTAGGCTACGATGCCTATAATGCGGCTAGTTTGGTTGCTCGTTTGCATGAAGCTGGTATCCCTGTAAAAAAAGTTGGACAAGGTATGGCAGTTTTAAATAATCCTTCTAAGTTTGTAGAGAAAATGATTATGGGCAAAAACATTAAACATAATGGCAATCCCTTTATAGGATGGCAGTTAGGAAACTGCGAAGTTTATACCGATGTTAATGGCAATATTAAGGTTCGTAAGAACGAAGCAGATAAAGCCGCCAAGGTTGATGGTATTATTGCCATGATTATAGCGTTCCATTGCGCCCTTGATAATCCATATACTTCAAACAGCTTTGGATTTAGATCGTTTTAGTATAGAATTGGTTAAATTCTAGGAGAAAAAAATGGCTTTATTGGATATTTTTAAAGGCAAAAAAGCGGTTGTAAAAGAATCCAATACGCTATTTGGACAGACCCAATTAGGTAATAACATTGTTTATCAAGGTAATGATGGTAAACAAACTACTGGGATGCAGTTACTTTATGTAACTACTTCTAGCGTTACTTCCGCTGGTCGTACTGTGGATATGTCGGTTCTTAGCCGCAATTCTACTGTTATGAGTTGCGTAGGCGTTAAAGCTAGAGCATTAGCCCAGCTTCCTAAAGCCATTTATGCTCGTTTGCCTGATGGAACATTAGTAGATGCTCTTACTTCAGACCAAGTAGGCACAAGAGATAAGGCTAAAGCCAAGCAAGTGCTTAATTTGCTCTATAGCCCAAACAATTTCCAATCAGCCTATGAGTTCTGGTATCAATGGTCAATGTGGCAAGACCTATCAGGTGAAACATTTACTCTTTGGTGGAGAAAGAATCAGCAAGATTCCATGTCCACTCCTTTAGAGATGTATAACCTTGATTCGACCCTAATTACCACTCAAATCACAGAAACTCGCTATCCAGCGTACCGCTTATCTACTCCTAGCTATGGCTTTAACAAAGACGAGCTATTAGCGGCACACCAAGTAATGCACATTACTGAAGCGGCATGGCAAGGTTCTGCTGGTTTCAATAAAGGTATTCTTGCTACTGAATTAGTGGCTTTAGATCAAGATATTGACCTTTATGCTAACTTTATTATGCAAAATGGCGCAAAGCCAACTGGTATGTTTGTAACCGATCAGGTTATTCCAGATGCTAAATACAAAGAGATTGCCGCAAGATTAAAAGAAGCATGGGCTTCTATGACAGGCTCTAAAACCACCGATTTAAGCAAGCCAGGACAAGGTATGCTCTTGGATCAAGGTATGCGCTATCAGCCTTTGGATATGCTTACCCTTCAAGATGCCGATTGCCGTGAATTAAAGAATCAAACAATGAAGCGTTTATGCGGTTTGTTTGGAGTTCCACCCGCAATGGTTGGTATTGCAGACCAGAAATACAATAATACTCAAACTATGCTTGATGAGTTCTATAAAGCGACTATGTACCCTATGGTTATTAATATTGAGCAAAAGCTAAATCAGCATTTACTCAAAGGATACCCAAGTTTATGTATCAGATTTGATACTAAGGATTTCTTAAAGGGCGCACCATTAGATCAAATGAATTTTGTAACTGCTGGCGTTACTTCTGGTATTTTGACCCCTAATGAAGCCCGTGAATATCTAAATATGCCTAAACTTGATGGCGCAGATGATTTAGAATCTAAGTCAGCACCACAAGAACCAACCCCAGGTAGTTCGGCACAAGATACTGGCGGCGGCGGTGGTAATCAGAAACGCAAAATGAATATCGGTAAATAATGACAATATTAGATAAGATTTTGGATGCTCTTAATTTACAGATTAAGCAGACTAATGTTAAACTACCCAAAAAGGTAGTGAAACCCCAAAAAATACAGGATAATAATCAGGCTATTAACAATGGGGTTATCAATGAAAAATCTTCTTCTAGTTTGCGAAGCAAAAGTTCAACTGGGACAGTCCGCAGACGAAGCACAAAATCCTAGCGGCAAAATCGAAGCCCGTGCAACCACCTGGGGAGCCAGAGAAGGTGCTGATGGGCGTAAATTCAATTATCAACCAGAGGGCTTTGCTCAATGGGCTGATGAATTTTCAAAAGCTGGCAAACCAATGCCAATGTTTTTAAATCATAACGATATGGGTATGCCTGTAGGTCAATGGGATGAAGTTTCCTTTGACGAAGAAGGTATGACCGCAAAAGGTCGTTTGTTTATGAACACAGTTGGCGGTTCAGATGTTTATTCAGTATTAAAAGAATCTCCAAACCTTTTTGGTGGCGTTTCTGTAGGTGCATACGCAGATGAAGCCTGTATGGTTGATGCTGAAGGCAACCCATGTGATGAAGAAGATTCTTATTTCCAAATTACTAAAGGTGGATTGCGTGAAATTAGCGTGGTTATGTATCCTAATAACCCAGCCGCCGAAGTTATGAGATTAGAGTGTTTTGATGCCGAAGGGCATTTGAATCCTCGTATAGTTGAGGAAGCCTTGCGTGATGCTGGTCTTTCCAAGAAAGGTGCGACCACCGCATCTTCAGTCTTTAAGAAAATTCTTGAACAGCGTGATGCAGTCAAGGAAGTTGTTAAAGAAGCCCCACAACTAGGTGAGCTAGAAGCGGTGGTAAATGAAGCTGATGAAATTCTCAAAGCCTTAGAGTTAAGAGAGTTATCTAAAGCATTATCTAAACGCATTTAAAAGGAATTATCATGTCTGTAGAAAAAATCATCGAAAAGGTTGATGCAATCGAGGCTTCCAACATTGCAAAAATCGAAGAAGTAAAAGCTGAAACAGTAGCTAAAGTTGAAGAAGCAGTTGTAACTTTTGAAGAAAAAGTTGCCGCTTTGGAAGCTAAAATCAGCGCAATGGGCGCAACTCCAGTAATCAAGACTTACAAGTCTATTAGCCAAGAAGTTAATCGTTCTGTTAAAGAGCAATTAGCTGGTTTCTACAAATCAGGTCGTGGCTTGGAAAAAGAAATCAAGATGTTTGAAGATGCTGGACAGTACGATGCGTACATCAAGGAATCTTCTGCATTAACTGGTTCTGGTGCTGGTGTTGGTGGTCGTACAGCTTACGACCCAGTATTTGCTCCATTGCGTTTGCTTAACCCTTTGCGTGGTGTTTCCCGTAATGTTGCTACTGATGGCGCAACTTACCAGTTCCGTGCAAAAGTTGGCAATGCTGGTGCTACATGGGGTTATGCGATCCAAAACAACGGCGCATCAACAACTGAAGATACAAACATTTGGCAATTAACTCTCCAAGATTTGAATGTTCAGTTTCCAATCCGTACAGCGGCATTAGATGACATTGACGGTTTAGAAGGCAACGTAGTGTCGGACATGATGGCAGAATTTAGCCAATCAGAAGCTCTTTCCATGATTCAGAACAACGATCAGGGCGCGACTTCTTTACCATACGGCGGTTCTAACGGTTTGCGTGGTTTAGACCAGTATGCTGGCGCTAACTCTACTTACGCTGGTGGCACAATCTCAGCGGCGGCTTTTGGCACATCCGGCACAGGTTCTACAAGCGGTTTGCATAGCTTGGCAACTTATGACCAGTTGACCACT